ACCTTTTCTAGGTGCAAAGCCAAATCTACTATTTGAATTGGCCACATTTGTACCATTGACCCGAAACCAGACATCCACATCCTGAGACGAATTTGTCGTATTTGTAAGCTGAATAGAAAACTGCAAGTTCCAGATTCCGCTGTCGGCCACTGTGATTCGACTGTTGCTGGCTATTGTCACGCCATTGCTGAAGTCTGTCGTGTTAAATGTCACGGCGTAGGCCGTGGTGGTGTTGGCCGCCGTCTGGTCGGTTGAGTCTTGAAACGCACCATGTGGCGCATTGAGAAACTTGCCGCCCCTTGGCCCAAACAAGGCGCCGAGCGTGCTGATGAGCTTTCTAAAATAGCTGTTCAGTGACCCGTTAACTTCAGCAAAGTACCTGCGCTCATACCCCTCTGGAGCAAAGCCCAAGCTCGGAATTGACGGGACATCTAACTGTTGCTTGACATTGGCCATGAGGTGATTATTTCACCTTATGCCATGTCTGAGCCTACTTTGCTGACTTCAGCAACCCTTCGACCCCAGCCCTTGCCAAAGGTTGGCCAGTGTGGCAAGTCCATCAGGAATGACAGTCTGCGCTTGCCATAATCGTCAACCAGATCGCCCTCAAATGCCGCCACCGCCTGCAAAGTCTTCGGGCCGATGCCGCCGTCAGGATCAACCCCCACGCACGCTTGCAGCCACTTGGCAGCCCGACCTGGGCCGCTGTTCACCGCCGCATCGAACACCACATAGTCCACGCCAGCCGGCAGGTCATCGCCCTTGACCTTGTCCCAATACTTAGATTTGTACATCGGGCCAACAATCTCAGGAGTCAGGCCGCGCATGGTCTGCTCATCCACATCATGCCCGACCCACTCCTCCCAGACCTTCTTGGTCACGCCGAGGTTGGTCATGCCGCCTGGGTCAGACGGATGGTTGACAAAGCCGCCTTCATGGTGCAGCACTGCGGCCAGTGCGGAGTCAAAGTTGTTTTTCATTTCACTGGCCCTGCCTTAGAAAGTAAATCGGTCTTGGCTTGTGAGCCAGCGCTGCTGCCAAAATAATAAGCAACTATTCCTGTCCAAGCAGTAGACAGACTGCCCAGCATCATCAGGATGGTTGGATTATTTCCATCCACTTTTCCGATCATCATCATAATTAGAATACTAAAAAATCCAATCGTAATGATTGCAGCCAGCGCAGGCGGCACGATTGATCTGGTGGTAGCCTGCATCTCCCGTGCAGACTTCCTATCCTCAACTTCCAGCTTCTCAAAGTTAAGGCCAAGCTCCTGCGCTTGCTTTTGCAATTCGATCTCCGCAATCTTGACTTGAGCAATTTGCTCTGCTGTCAGTTTGTTGTTGGAGATCAGGTCGCCCACCTTGTCGGGGTCAACGCCAATCGCTTTGCTGATGGCAGACACTGCCATGCCTGCCAGTGGGCCACCCATCGCCGTAGCAATTGTTGGTGCGATTTGTCTTAGCCAATCCATATTATTGCCCTTTACTTTTACTCAGCATCGTTGCAGCTATCTGCAACATTGCCTTTGTTTGCTCTTCGTCAATTGGCTTTTCTGCCCAGCCGACTGTGATCTGTCCGACAAAACGCCCTGGCTCCGGTGGCACGGAAATACGGCATGTGTAGGCCACACCCCTTGCTATGTACCACAAGCCCATTTCTGACTGTGCAGATTTGTATTCTCCACAAGGAATCTCGTTTGCAAGCAATTTAACAATGTCGGCATTGTTACTTTGGTTGGCACTGAACAGCCCCACATCCAGCCCATCGTTTGTCTTATCCCTGCCATTCTTCCCATAAGCCCGATACAGGATGCGCGTGCCAAACATGCTGTTGACTTTGAACACCGCCACCACCAGCGCACCAGACTGCTTGAACAGGTGCGCGGCTGCATCCTCAACTCTATCCTCTGCAATCGTTGGGATCTTTTTAGACTCCTTGTAAGCGCCAATTAGCAACTCTTGGTTTGTATAGACAAAGTACCCCGCAAAGGTTAAGACCGCCATTAACACGGCTGCGAATAACCTGAACGGAGAACTGACATATGCCAACACCTTATCCACCAGTTGAAGTGGACGCTCGTCAGTCGCCATCAGCACTTACCTCCGCACTGCTGTTGCATCACCTCATAGATCAGCCAGCCTAAGCCGCCGAGCAGCACAAAAAACACCAGCATCATCAGCACAAGAGTGATGAGTTCATCAAGTTCCTTCTTGCGCCGTGCAGCAGCCTCGCGCTCACGCTTTTCTGATTGAATTTGGTCGCTGGTAATTTGCTTTGAGCGAGTAACGATCCTATTCCACACCTCTAATTTATTGCTGCTGAAAAACAGCATCTTGACGGATTCCTCCAATTGCTTGCTGGCCTCAATCGCCAACTCTAGCTCCACTGCTTGGCCTAGCGCACTACCCTTGAAGCCGCCCTGCTTGACGCACGCTATGGCCTGTTCCTTGGCCCCAAAGAACTGACTAAGGCAGGGGCCAAGGGATTCTAGGTTTTGGCAGGTGCTGACTGTGGCTTTGACAACCTTGACTGCCGTGTTTACGGCTGCGAGAGCCGCCATTACTTCAATCATTTCTTAACCCTCCACTGCAAGCACCAGACCAGCAGCCGGTCAGATGACCATGACCACCTGACGCACTCAAAGACCGGAGCCGGTGCTTGTACTGCCGGTGGTGGTGGCGGCAGCGCGTCCATCTCAGCGTGCCTTGAGGTGATCCCAGAATGTCACGACAGCGGCCAGCAAGCCACCCAGCCAGAGCAAAGGCTTGGCCAGCCTACTGAGTGTCTCCAGCACCTTAAACGCGCCTTGGGCGGCAGCAAACGCCGCCGTGACATCGGCTGTGCGCTCAGTCAGGGCATCCACCTTCACCTCGACAGCGACAAGCCTGTCGTAGATTTCTCGGTGGGTGATGTCTTCGGTCATGGAGTAGTTACCTCAACCCATGCCAATGTAGGCTCATCCCAGGAGTAACGCTTGTCATCAACAGGCATTGGTGTTGGCGCAGAAAACAGGCAAGTCTCCTCGCTCAGAGTCCATGATGGGTAGGGCTGCGGTGGGATAAACGCATCGCGGCCTGAGTCGTAGGTGTAGCCAACACCAGCGTAGTTCTTGCGCAAAGGCGTGTTGCCATTAGCGTGGACACCGCCGTGCGTGTTGTATGAGGTCTGCACCCAGCCGTGACCAAAGATGCCAGTGTCAATGACATCTTGTTCAGCCACAATTACCTGAGTGACTATTCCGTTTTCTACTTTTGCAAAGTGTGACAATTTTTTCCCCTTAGAAGGTGATTGAACCTGATGAATTAAATGTGTAGATGTAGTTACCACCACTTGTTGCAAATGTTGGTGAACCAGTTGTGGATTTTGCAGGGGCAAAAGAAGTTGAGTAGGAAACAATCACAACACCCGAACCGCCAGAACCGCCGCTTGCGCCAGTAGGCGCTGAACCACCGCCACCACCAGAGCCTGTGTTTGTTGTTCCCGCTGTGCCGCTTGCGCCACTTGTTTGTCCACCTGTACCGCCACCGCCAGAACCGCCAGCACCACCGCCACCAGCGCCACCAGTTCCAGACCCACCACCGCCGCCGCCAGCCCTAGTGACTGATGAGCCTGTTATAGATGATGCAGAGCCAGCGCCACCAATACCAGAAACACCAGCAGAACCATCGCCGCCGACTGCGCCAGCGCCGCCGCCGCCGCCACCTGTTGCGGTAGCGGCGATGCCGGTTGACGGGCCAACACCGCCAGTATTACCTTGACCGGATGTTGCTGTGCCGCCTGCGCCTCCGTTTGCAGAACCACCACCAGAGCCACCTGCGCCACCAGCGCCAGAGTCATTACGCCCAAAACCACCACCCACTGTAGTGATAGAACTAAATACAGATGTTGAACCTTGTGCGCCATTTGCGTTTGAAACTCCACCAGCACCGCCAGCGCCCACTGTTACTGTAATTGCAGTGCCAGCCGAAACCGCAAATCCACTAGCAGTTAAATATCCACCAGCACCGCCACCACCAGCGTAAGTTGAACCGCCGCCACCGCCGCCAGCAACAACCAAATAACTAACCGCTGAAGGTGCTTGTCCTGACAAAGACCCGCTGGCCGTAAATGTATGGATAGTGTTGCCGCCAGAAGTTGTGACTGTGCCGCCAGTAAATACTTGTGAGCCAGCGTAAGAGATGATGACTACGCCAGAGCCGCCTGCGCCGCCTGTGCCGCCTGTGCCAACTCCAGCTAATTGACCATTACCGCCTCCACCGCCTCCAGTGTTTGCGCTTCCTGCTGTTGCTGTGACATTGTTGCCAAGTGCGCCAGCGCCGCCGCCGCCACTGCCACCTGTACCCGCTGTTTTAGTTGATATTGCACCGCCGCCACCACCGCCAGCGTATGTGACACTTGAGCCAGAGATTGAGGATGCAGTTCCAGCACCGCCATTGCCAGCCGCTGTAAGCCCCCCATTGCCCCCAACTGCACCCGCGCCGCCGCCACCACCACCTACTTGAACCGCGCGAGCGCCGCCGTTATTACCCTGACCAACAGTTCCAGTACCAAATGTTTCTGTAGTAGCACTATCAGAAGCACCGCCACCAGACCCGCCACTTCCCGCAGGAGTTCCCTTAAAAGAACGACCACCGCCTATTGATGTAATGTTTAATAAAACAGAATTTGAACCATTTGTTTCGGCAGCGCCACCAGCACCAACTGTGACTGTATAAATTGAGTTTGCATCAAGCGCAAGACCAGAGCTAGCAAGTAAACCACCTGCGCCACCAGCACCAGTAACCCAACTGCCGTTTGAAGAACCGCCACCGCCACCACCAGCAACCACTAAGTAACTTGCAGTCACAGATGACAAAGGGCCAAGAGTGCCAGAAGATGTGAATGTGTGAATGAAGTTACCGCCTGATTGGGTAACAGTTCCACCACCGAATAATTGTGTTGTGCTTGTGTAGGAAATGATGACAATGCCTGAGCCGCCAGAGCCACCTGTACCAGCAAATACTGCACCGCTACCGCCACCGCCTCCACCGCCACCTCGGTTGGCTGTTCCAGATGTAGCCGCAGTATCAAAACTTCCTGCACCGCCTCCGCCTGTGCCACCTGTTCCAACTGTGCCACCTGTGTAAAGTCCACCACCACCACCACCAGCGTAAGTTACGCTACTGCCTGAAATAGACGAAGATAAACCATTACCACCATTACCAGCAGGTGAAGAACCGCTAGTTGCCGCACCGCCAGCCGCACCCGCACCGCCACCGCCGCCTGCTGGGTCATAAGGCCCACCATTAAAACCAGCACCACCAGCATTACCTTGGCCAGAAGTTGCCGCTCCAGCGGCACTAGCATTACCACCGCCACCGCCAGAGCCACCAGAAGAAGCGGCTGTTGCCGCACCGCCACCAGCACCGCCACCGACAGACGCAGTCAAAGTTCCTAATTGCGAATTTGAACCACTCGAACCCGCCCCAGTACCTGATGCTCTTCCAGCACCACCAGCACCCACAGTTACTGTATAAGATTGTGTTGGATTAAGTGATGTAGTTCCAGTTTGGTATCCACCAGCACCGCCACCGCCACCATGATTTGCACCACCACCACCACCACCAGCAACCACAAGGTAACTAGCACTGACGGACGCTCCCCCTGTCCAGCCAAAGGCGGCAAGAGCGGCGGCTCCAATTTTTGATAGACGGGGCATCTGCGTGTCCTTATGCGAACTTGGTTACAGAGGCCAGCACAGTAAATGCGGCACTGCCTGTCTTGATAATCACATAGGTGTAGCTGTCAATTGAGCTTGCATTGCCGCTTGTCGGTGCTGTGCCACCCTGCCACTTAGGAGTGACAGACGAACCATCGACTTGAACAGCAGAGTTGTAGTAAGCCGTAGCGCCGTTGGTAACCAAGAAGGTAGCAGACAAAGACTCGCCTGTGGACATGATGGTGTTCAGTGATGTACCGCTAGAACCTCTGAAGTTCACAGTGAAGTTGCCGCTTGCGTCAGTAGTGAAATACAGAACAGACTGAGTGGTGACATCAAAATTTATCGTGCCTGTGGCCGCAGTTGCAGAGACAGTTGCAACCTCAAGAATGTTGGAGGTCTTTAGGTCTGCAACACTGGTCGAGCCGCTAAATGTCTGGAGTGCAGTAAATGTGTTTGCCACATTCGTCACGGGAATATTTGCACCTGCAAGTGTTGCGGCTCCTGTACCACCCTTTGCAACCTTGAGAAATGGCCCTGCATCAAACAGCGCATCGATTAAGTCCAGGTCGGTGTTGACCTTTGTTCCCCAAGTGTCTGTAGATGCACCTACCTCTGGCTTTGTCAGTAGTAGGTTGGTGGTGGTGGTATCTGCCATTTCTGCTCCTTTTAGACTGCTGTCCAAGTCTCTGAATTATCAGTGATTGTCGTCCAATTTTCTGTCGTGTTGCCGATTGTTGTGTAAGTTTCTGCTGCATCTGGTATCGCACCCCAGCCAAAGCCAAAGATGATGCCGACAGAGCCAGTGGCCGCATTGCCAGTAATCCCAACTGAAATGACGCCGGCAGCAGTGCCAACTGCACCCGCACCCGCAACACCAGTGATAGCTTGGAACGATATAACCTCTGCACTCAATGTGCCGACAGCACCCGTGACGCTGTTGCCTGTGACCGCTGCCGTGCTGGTGACGCTGACAGATCCAACAGAGCCTGTGGCCGTGTTGCCGGACAGATTAATGGCGGCAGACTGAGTAACGCTGCCAACTGCACCCGTGGCCGCATTGCCTGTGACTGCTTGACTTGATGCAGCCAAGGCCGAGCCGACAGCACCCGTGGCCGCATTGCCGGTGATGGCAAAGGATAAAGTCAGCCCGACTGTGCCGACATTGCCTGTGGCAATTGTCCCGTCCTCTTGGACAGATCTGTCGGCCAGCAAGTTACCAGCAGCACCAGTCGCCTGGTTGCCAGTGATGACAACATTGCCTATGCCATAAACACCAAGGCCGTAATAGCCTGTCCCATAAGCAGCCATGCCGCTGCCCCTTGGTTAAGCCAGCCGGATCAGGCCGGTGCTGGCATCATTGGTTGGCATGGTCAGCGTGAATGTGCCAGCGGTCACTGTCTGTGATCCAAAGGTGTGGACGCTGACCGCCTTGTTGCTTTGCGTGCTGTTGTAGATCAGGACAGCATCAAACGCTGTGGACAGCGTGACAGCAGAGTAACTGATGCTGGCGCTGGGGGTCACAAACGCTGTCGTGCCGCTGGTGCTTGGCGCCGTGCCAAAGGTCACTGTGACGCCGCCGGCAGTGTAGCCAGTGCCTGATACCTCGTTGGTAGCGCTGTAGGCCGTGGTGGTCGCATCGACTGTGGCAGATGCCAAGTACAGCGCAGCCTTGAAGGTGTCGGCAGCAGTAGAGCCACGGGTCACGCCCGTGCCAAAGTTGTGGTGACCGACAAGCAGTTCACCTTTGAAACTGGTACACATCGCTTGGGTATTTGCCATGATTTATTTCCTTAAATTTGTTCAGTGATGCCGTCAGCAAAAACACCGCGCTTGAGCGCCATGTGAACGGATCGATGGACTAACTCTTCGCCCAGCCAGTACTCGACCCAACTTGTCGTCTCGGTATCGTTCTCCACAGACCCCACACGCTTTTCAAGCAGTGATTCGTCCATATCGCCTTTGGTGGTGGTAATCATATTTATCCAAAAGTCTTTGCACGGGTTAAAAGTGCGCCGCCTGATGTCGCTCCTCGGTCATCAGCGACTTGCAAATCAGTCAAGGCACGCTCATACAAACTTGCCCACACCTGAATTCTATTGTCATCCTGAAGGTATGGCGCAGCTTGCAGCAGACTTCCGTACAAATAGGCGTCAGGGCTGGACTCCAAAATAAAGTTTGTTGCGACTGACGCCGACAACTTGCTTATTTTTGCGTAGTAAGTCAACTCAGTCGCATAGTTGGAGTCTGGTGTTGGCACAAGTCTGAACTGTTGGCCAACCACGCCAAAGAAACTTGGCCTGCCACTGGCTGTGAATTTTGTGGCCTCTGCATCCAGCGCATCCTCAGTCATAAACGACAGCGGGCTAACTGGATTAGTGCCACTCAACTTGAAAGATTTGACTTCCAAAAAGTCATTCGGCGTTGCGCCGTACTCGGCATTGAATGAGGCATTGGCCCTGACAATCATCTGCCTGGTGCGCAGCGTGCGCTCCATCTGCGCCTCGGCCAA